TAGATGATGTCCCCGTCAGCAAGTCCAGCCAAGTCAACTTGGTTGTACATAACGCCTGTAGAGGCTTTGAAAGCACCAATCAAGGTACGGAAGTTGTTCCACCCGCAGAAGATGACGAGGTCGTTGCGGGTCAGGATGGCCTGTGGGATTTGGTTGTAGATAGCGTCAAAGATGCCGATGACATTCGATGCGGTGATACCAACGGACGCAGAAACCGCACCTGTGTTACCGCTGATGGTAGAACCCGAAGCAGCGTTCAAAAGTTGGTTGATACCGCTGAAGTAAGCGTTACCCTGCCAAATTGCATTCTCCAAAGCCTCAGCGATACGGAGAGCCTTCTGCTCGGAGAAAGCCTGCTCGAAAGGAACGCCATCGTAGGTAGAGCCAGCAGTCAACTGGGTCTGCATCCAGTATTGCTCCAAGGAACGAGGACACAGGGTTTCTTGCACTTTCATACGACCAACGGTGATGTTACGCTGGGTGAACGCAGTCGTGCCTGAACTTGTGTAACCGCAAAGGTCGCCGCCTTGCAGAACTGCATCGGTGTCCATGAGGTTGAGGGCAGCAGCGAACTTGATGCCCACCTGCTTGGTGAACAAAGACGCAGAGCGAGCGGAAAATACCGCTTTGGTGATGAGAGGAAGCCTCTCTTGGTCGGTGTAGGAGGTTAATCCTGCAAAAGTAAATGCCATGGTTAGTGGGGGTTTAGGGGTTTAGTTTTTGGATTTGAGTGATTGGAGTGCTTGTGCGAGTGCGTTGAAGTTCTGCGATGCTTGGGCCTTGCGTTGCTCAACGATTGCGGAACCGCTTGCCTTGGGGGCTTCGGCTGGGAGTTCGCTGACCTTTTCAACGATGTCGGCCATCGTTTCAACCTGCGATGCGAATGCAGACATTTTCTCCTTCATCTTTCCCATTTCAGCGTAGGCTGCTTTGAGTTCTTCCATGATAGCGGAAAGATGCTTGGCGACGATGGCCTCGACCATATCAGGAGTCATAGCGATTGGGGCTTCGGGCATTTCGGGGGCTTCGGGTTCTTCGGGAGCCACTTCAATCTCAACCTCTTGGGCAGCGACTGGTACTTCGGCAGCGATGACCTCAACGATTTTGCCTCCTTCGGTCTTGATTGTTCCAACTCCCTCAACGACGTGTTCGCCATCGGGTGCAGGAAGTGTGCCATCTTCGGCAACGACGTAAACGGCAGTCCCGGCAACGAGGTCCCCGTCAACACGGACAACCGTGCCATCGGTCAACTTGTAGTCAGCGAAGGACTGCTTTTGGGTGCTGAATTTGCGGAGTTCAGTCCGCAGGGATTCGATTGCGTTTTTTAGGTTCATAGTTGATTGGATTTGTAGGTGGGGGTTAATTGTTGCAAAAAAGCGGTAAGTTCATCGGCAAGGCCAGCGAGTGCGACCTCCAGTTCGGATTCAGTTTTATCCATTCCGAACAGGCCCTCAACGGAGAAACCCCGGAACAGGTTGCGGTTGTCCCACACTTCGTCGTTCTCAACCTTGAAGGAGCCGAACCAAGAGCCGTCGGGTGTATCCTCGTATCCTTTCGGTGGCATGATACCACGCTCGGAGTCGGTTATAAATGACTCGAACATAAACACCCCATCCAGTTCTGCGTTGTGGTAGGCGTTGACGTTATGCTGGTTGCCCTGCTTAAAGTACTTCTGCACGATTTTGCGGATGGTCGCTTTGTCAAACACGACGTAGTACTCGCCATAGGTTTCGTCCTTGCGGAAGATAGGGGTATCTGCAAGCATGAGAGGCCCAGTCAGGACCCTGCGTTCGCCTGTTTCGGTGAATCGCTGCTTGGCTTTTGCAAAGGCTTGGAATGGTCGCTCGATGGCTGGCATATCGGTCAGGGCCACGAATTGCACCCCTTCATCCACCTCGTCCACGGTCATCCTGTAAATGGGTAGTTCCATAGTGGTAAATGTCCTATGCCCCCAAAGTTGCAAATTCCTCCAACCTCCGAACCCTCCGAGTGCTTTGGGTGATGTCCCTCTCGACCACATACGCTCGCATCGGGGATGAGCCTTGGCCTTGGCCTGCCGAGAGTTCGCCCGTGCCGAGGTTGGTCGTTTGTGGGTTCGCAAAGATGGGAGGGGGTGCAACGCTTGCTCCTGCACCCGTTACGTCTGCACCGGGAGAGCCTGCACCTGCACCGCCTTGGAATTGTTGAGCCTTAATCTTGGCGACGTTTGCAAGACCGGCAGCAAGGGCAAGACCTGCCTCCACAAACCTTTGTCCGGGGAATACGGATTCAGTCGGCTTCAAAGCAAGTGCCGAACTTACGGCAAGGTAGGTGTTCACGATGGCTTGGGCGATGGATGCAGCCTTGGCGACATTGAAGGCCCTCTTTTGCGCTGCCTCGCTCTTGCCTGCCGATGCGATGATGATGTCGTTGATGACCGCAAACGACTGACCAACGTATTTCTCACGCAGTCCAGCGAGGTCTTCCTCACGCTGGGCTTGGCCCATCTTGGACTTTGCGTCAGCCGTGTCCACCTGCATCCGCCGCTTGGCTTCGGCTTGCATGGCCTTGATTTGCAGTTGCTCCTGTTGGCTCAACCTATCCAACTCCATTTCGTATAGTTGCAGGTTCAAGTCCTCCACGAACTTGATGATTGCGTTGTTTTCCTCCCTTAACCGCTCCAAACGCCTTTGGGTGGCCTCTGCTTCCTTGCGTTGGCGTTCTTTGAGTTGTGCCTCCCTCTTTTGGTCTGCTGCGATTTGAGCGTTTGTATGGGCTTCGTATGCATCCCGGTAATTGGAGAGGGCTGCTTCTTCACGAAGGGCTGCGTCCTCCCTCGCCTTCGCTGCAATGGCTGGGTCGGGTAGGTTCAGGAACCTTCGGACCGCTGCGGTGAGTTCATCCCACTTGGCGACCAAAAGCCCTACGGCTGCGACTGCTGCACCGATACCCGTAGCAAGCAAAGCGATTCGGAACGCCTTCATGGCCCCTGTGCTTGCCCCGACTGCGGTTGCGTAGAGTGCCTGTGCTGCTGTTTGGCCTTGGGTTATGAGGATGCTATCCTTGTTCAGCAGGTTGGCGACCTGTTGCACTCCGTTAGCCAAAGCCATCGCCCCTTGGACCTTCAACAACGCCTTCTGCAAGTCCTCGTTCTCGGACCCGAACAACGCTGCTGCACCTTGAGCGATTTGAAAGCCAGCGGTGATTCCTTGGATTCCAGCGACGAAGGTGTCAATGTTGCGTGTGTCCGATGCAAGGTTTTTGATTCGCTGCGAGGTGTCCCCGATTTGGTCCTTGAGTTTCCCTGCCTCCTGCTCCATTTGCTTGAAAGCCTTGGTCCCGGATTCCCCAGCCAAGGCCATCTCGGTCAGCGTCTTTTGAAGTTCCCTGAGCCGTTGCTTAGCACTTGTCGTGCCTTGTGCGGTTGAGTCTTTCAGCCCTACTTCGAGGACGATTTCTTTAGTTACTGCCATTATCCGGGGGTTGGTAATTCAGGGTTGATGGGTGCTTCGTAGTCGGGGTCTGCTGGGTCGGGGTCGATAGGTCCGTTCGGTAATCCAGCAGGGTCGCTCGTTATTGGGACGCTCGTTACAGGCACGAATTCTGCAAGGTTGAGAATCCTTCGGAGCGTTACCCGGCAAGGCTTTGCTTCGCCTACGGTATAGTCCCGAATCTCAAGCAACCTCCATCGTATTCCGTTGTAATAAATCGGCTTTCGGAAATCAAGTTGATAGATGTCCACGCAGTTCAAGACCGCCGTCAACTCCAACTGCAAGGCTTCCTTGGAGGTCGTTTCGGTGATGTAATTCAGCCAATACTTGTTGTAAAGGTTGTTGTTCGTGTAGGTGATTGGCGTACCGCTTGCGTTGACCGCATTGTAGAAGACCTGCCTCGGAATACCAAAGGCAAGGTCCTCGGTCGGTGCATAGGGGTTGTCGATGTGGCTCACGAATGGTACGTTGGCGACGTATTCACCCGTAGCAAACGAACCGCTCACGCCTGTTTGATAGAACCAAGACGTTGTGCCTTGAGCAATGGAGTTGTACTGCGCTAATCGGTAGCCCGTGTTCAACTGCTTGACCGTACCGCTTGCCGTGCTGCCTTCCAAGTCCCAAGCCCTGCCGATGACCTTGTCGGTCGTGAACGACCCCGGTATAAGCGTACCGGCCATTGTTTCGCAGACAAACTCGGACTTGCCGTAGAAGTTCTGCGTCAAGAACTGACGGCCTCCGTACCCTTCCTTCGCAAGCGGATTGCTTGACTTGTAGGTCTTGGACAAGTAATCGCCCATGTCTTTGTACTTAAACACAAGCGACTTGTATTGGTTGGGGTCGCCATTGGTCAGCACTTGCTCTTGGTTCTCGTCAACCTTCTGCGTCCAGTCGATGGCTTCGCTTGAGTAGAAGTCCTTGAACGGCTCAATGTA